TAAACAGCTCAGTTACGCTAAGAAGCTAAAGAAAGCCTGCGGCAGTAAGTGCAAGAAAATAAAGGCACCAAAATAAAAACGGGGCATAAAGCCCCGTCCCTCCCTGCACGAGAAGGTAATTCTGTTAAAGCGCCAAAGCTTGGTCGGCCTTCTGGTCTACAACCTGCGCGGCATCACGTACTAGCACAGCTAATGCGGCGATAGCATCAAGCTCAGCCTGTGTGAATACAGCACCGCCAGCTTGTAGGCCCTGAATCTTCACCACAATCGCGTCCATCTTGCTATTCACAAGACCGACCAACATTTGGACAGTTCCAAGCACATCAAGAGTTTCTTGTACAGTTGCCATAGGAATGAAATCCTTTAATAAAAGCCAATAAATGTAAGGGTTTTAGAGCGAGGGAACGAGCATCAACAATCTTCCATCCTCGAACGGAGCAGCCCCAGCCGTCCATCCCTAGGGTAGCATATTGTCTAAAATCACTATGCGGCAGATCCGTAACTCTGTGAAACAATTTGTGGTGCTCAAAACCACAAGAACCGAAAAAATAATTTCTCAAATTGCCTAACCGCCACCATTATAAAATCTATGGCAAAGAAAAAAGGCAAAAAAGGCGGCAAGCGCGGTTGTTAATTCTCAGATCAGAATTGATCAGGATTTATGGCGCTCTTCCAAAAAGGTAAATCAGGGAATCCGGCAGGACGACCGAAAGAACTCGCAGAGGTCAAAGCCTTCGCGCGGGAATTTGGTCGTGAAGCTATTGAGACGCTTGCGAGATTAATGCGCGAGGGCGACCCGAGAACGCAAGTTTGCGCGGCTAAGGAATTGCTCGATAGAGGATTCGGGCGGCCTGAACAGTCCGTGGATGTTACCGGCGAGGTCATAAAATACGTCGTCAGATTGCCAGCGACTCAAGCGAACACAAGCGAATGGGTGCAGAATCACGCCCCGAAAACAATCGAACAATAATTTGGGAACCGCAGCCAGGGCCACAAACGGCGCTGGTGACTTGTCCAGTCGTTGAGGTTTTCTTCGGGGGAGCCCGAGGCGGCGGCAAGACAGACGGCATGTTGGGCGATTGGGTCAATCATGCATCTCTATACGGCGAGCACGCTATCGGCCTTATGGTGCGTCGTAAGCGCACCCAGTTAATTGAGACAATCGAGCGTAGCCAGCAAATCTATCCGAAACTAGGGGCAACTTTTAATGGCCAAGAAAAGATGTGGCGTTTCCCTGACGGCGCCCGCCTGCGTTTTGCCTATCTCGAGAGGGACCAAGACGCCGATGAATATCAGGGGCACTCTTATACCCGAGTTTATGGCGAGGAGCTGGGCACCTTCCCCTCTCCCGCCCCCATAAAGAAACTAATGGCGACCCTCCGCTCTGGCTCTGGCGTTCCTTGCGGATTTCGCGGGACGGGAAACCCAGGAGGGGCTGGCCATCAATGGGTGAAGGCTCGCTATATAGACCCCTCACCGACCGGGTGGAAGATAATAAAAGAGCGCTTTATTGACCCCGTTTCTAAGAAAGAGGTCGAGCGCGAGCGCGTGTTTATTCCGTCGTTCCTCTCCGATAATAAGTATTTAGGTGCCGATTACGTCGCAAACTTACAGATGTCAGGCTCTCCTGAGCTAGTTAGAGCGTGGCTAGAAGGCGATTGGTCAGCGATTGCTGGCGCGTTCTTCCCTGAGTTTGGGATGAACCACATCGTGAACCCCGTAGAATTGCCCCCTGATTGGGTGCGATTTAGGGCCTACGACGACGGCTCGGCCTCCCCTTTTTGCTGCCTCTGGTTTGCCGTTTCAGATGGCCAGCTTCCACAGTTCCCACGCGGCGCTCTTATCGTGTATCGGGAATGGTACGGAGCCAGCGAGCCCAATGTCGGGTTAAAACTCCAAAAAGAGGCGATAGCCAAGGGAATACTGGACAGAGAGGCCAAGGGCGAAAAGATAGCCTATTCAAGGGCGGACCCCGCGATATTCAAGCAAGACGGAGGTCCCTCGGTGGCTGAGGTCTTTGCAAAGCACCGCGTTTATTTCACGCCAGCGGATAACACGAGAATTCCGGGACATAGCCAGTTTAGAAGCCGGTTAATTGGCGCAGAAAAGCCAATGATTTATTTTTTTTCTAATTGTCTTAACTGCATAAGGACAATTCCGGCCCTTCCGCACGACACGGTGAAACCCGAGGACGTAGATACCGATGCAGAAGACCATGCCTATGACGCTGCCCGCTACGGCGTTATGTCCCGCCCATGGGTAAGGCAGGTAGCTCAGAGCAATATCATTAGCGTTAAGACCCCGACCTTTGACGAGGTAATCAAAAGCCAAAAGCGGCGCGTGGGTCGCTATTAATTATTTTTTTCTCAGATTCTAAAATATCCCACACACTGGGCTCGGTTCATTTTACATGCATCCTGCCCCCTGTGCTTGTTTAGGCGGGGGGTTTTTCCCTAATCCCCTATGCAGCTAACCGAGAAACAGACCCCCGAGGAGCGCGAGACAGCCGAAGAGGCTGAAGCCGTTGCGCAGTGGCTTACTGAAATTCAGCTCGCGGAAAAGGATAAATATTATTCTGACTGGGTGAAGCGCTGCGAAAAGATAGAGCGGCGCTATAGGGATGAGCGGGCATTTGATTTGCTTGAATCAGAGAACCGCCAGAAGCGTTTCAATATCCTCTGGTCGAATGTTCAAACCCTTCAGCCAGCTATCTATTCGCGCCTTCCTAAGCCCGAAGTACAGCGCCGATTCAAAGATTCTGACCCTCTCGCACGTTCAAGCGCTCAGATGCTAGAGCGGGCTATAGAATTTAACATGCAGAGCTTTGACCTTGACTCTGTGCTCGTGCACTGCCGCGACGATTATTTACTCTATGGGCGTGCTCAAGCCTGGCTTCGTTATGTGCCCGAATTCGGCGCTATGACCGATGAAATGGGGCAGCCTGTCATGGGCGAAGATGGAAAGCCAGCAGAGCGCATAGTAAGCGAGCAGGTAGTGGTGGATTTCCTCGACCACAAAGATTTCTTACATAACCCTGCCCGCACCGAGGAGGATGTTAGGTGGAAAGCGCGGCGTGTCCACATGAACCGCTCGGAGCTTGAGACTAGGTTCGGGAAAGACAAGGCCAAAGAAATTACGCTTGATTACGTGCCCGAGCACCTTGAAAAGCGGGATGTGACCAACGACGCAGCACAGGAGCAGTACAAGAAAGCCTGCGTGTGGGAAATCTGGAACAAGCCCACAATGATGGTCTATTGGGTAGCAAAAGGCTATTCGCTTTTCCTTGATAAACAAGAGGACCCGCTTGGCCTCCGTGGTTTCTTCCCATGTCCTAAGCCTTTGCTCGGCATAACAACCACCAAGACCATGATACCAGTGCCTGAGTTCGCGCTGTATCAGGACCAGGCCGATGAGCTTGACGAGGTTACAAGCAGAATCTCCTTACTCACGAGGGCGCTGCGTGTGGCTGGTGTTTACAACGCTAGTCGGTCCGAACTTGCTCGCCTCCTCTCCGAGGGCGTGGAAAATGAGCTGATACCCGTGGAAGATTGGCCAACCTTCGCGCAGGGGAATGGACTAAAGGGCGCTATGGATTTCCTGCCGATTCAGGATATCATAACAACCCTCATGCAGCTCTACGATGCCCGCGAGCGCATCAAGAATGAAATCTATGAGCTGACAGGAATCGCCGACATCATTAGGGGCCAAACATCAGCCAGCGAGACAGCTACAGCCCAGCAGATTAAAGGGCAGTTTGCTACTCTGAGACTTGCCGACCGGCAGCGAGCTATTCAAAAGTTTGCCCGCGATATTGTTGAGCTAATGGGCGAGCTAATAGCCGAGAAGTTCCAAGCCGAGACTCTGGCGGCAATGTCTGGCTTACAAAACCTTGACCAAGCCACTCAAGCCAACTTCGAGGCAGCGCGGGCACTGTTAGCCGATGACGTGCTTAGAAACTACCGAATCGACATAGAGACAGATTCGACCATTGCGATCGACGAGAATCAGGACAAGCAAAGCCGCATTGAATTCATGCAGGCGGTAACTCCTTTCATTGACAAGTCGATGCAGGTAATTCAAAGCACCCCAGCGTTTGCGCCTCTAATGACTGAACTCCTCATGTTTACCGTACGCGGCTTTAAGGCAGGGCGCGGGCTAGAGGCAACCTTAGAGCAAGCCATGGTGCAGGCGCAGCAAATGGCGCAGCAAGCCCAGCAGCAGCCTCAGCAGCCCGACCCGCAGATGCTAAAGCTTCAAGCCGATATGCAAATGAAACAGGCCCAGCTCCAGTTTGAGCAAGAAAAGGCAGCAGCGAAGATGCAGCTAGA